GTTGGTATCGGGACTACTAGTCCTTCTTATAAGCTACACACAGTTGGTACAGGTAGCGTTGCAAGCTTTGGAGATGGTACAAGAGCGTTTAGAGTGTTTACAGATTCAGACGAAGTAAGTTTGCTTGCAGATGGAAGTGTGGATATGAAATTCTATACAAGCGGAAGTGAAAAAGCACGGATTACTACTACTGGCAACGTAGGTATAGGTACAGCTACGCCAACGGAAAAGCTAGACGTAGACGGTAACGTAAACGTGTCGGGAGCTGTTCAGGTGGGAAGCGTTATGTCCAACGGTTCTAACTTCGACGTGTACATAGGCGGGGTTAGAGTTATGACTATAGACGCAAACGGTAACGCTCACTTTAAAGGAGACGTAACAGGTAATTCAACTACTGTATAATGGCGCTACAAACTTCGGGAGCTATAAGCCTCTCAGACATAGCAAATGAGATAGGAGAGCCTACTGTAGATATGTCTTTAAGACAGCTCAGCCTTATAGCTGGATTTACACGCCCCGACTCATTAAGCGAATTCTACGGTTATTCAAATTACACTAACAGCCACCACTATAAACTAGTCGCCTCTAGCGCTCAGTCATTGGTAAGGCAGGGCTCACCTTCTCCGTTTAATCTTAGCGGCACTCAAGACCTATCTATAAGCGCATGGTTTAGACAAGACCAAACTAGCGCAGCGAATCAGATTCTTTGGGATTTACAGAACGCAGCAGGAGCTACCTCAGCGTCTACTGCTAACCGTTTCTTTTTGCAGTATAACGCCTCTGCTAATAGGTTTGTGGTAAGACACAGAACAAACGGCGTAAACTATGACCGTCAGTATGCTCTACACGACAACAATACAGCCACAGGCACGGGGACTAGCTCTAGCAATACTTGGACAGCATCAAACAGAGGTAACGTAAACTCGTACGGCTGGTGTCTCCTAACTGTGACCTATGACGCTTCTCAGAGCTCAGCCCTTAATGGATTAAAGCTATATTGGAACGGAGTAGAACTAACCAGCTCGGCAGCATCTAGCAGCGGAACTAGAAGCACCTCAGCAGTTAACTATATTTGTATAGGAAACAATGCTCATAACTACGCTACAACAGGGGGAGCTTTTTACGGTGGTGTAGACGAGTTTAAGATATACCTAGACGTTCTAACTTCGGGAGAGGTTTCGACTATATACAACTCTGGCGTAATTGTAGACGCAGCGAATAGCCACAGCTCAGGGCTGCTTACAGAGTTTACTTTTGACAGCAACACAGCGGACTCTAACGGAGAGTTCGGAACTAGTATAAACGACACAGGGACTAGGACTCTAAATACGTAATATGAAATGACACAAAAAGAGAGAGTGGAAGTAAAGCAATTAACAAACCGTTTCGACGAAATGAACGACGAAATGACCGAAATAAAAGAGGACATTAAGCACATACTTTTTTTGCTTCAGGACGACGTACACAGTAACTCTAAGGGGCTAGTGTCTAGAGTGAATAATATCTCTAGCGAGGTCTATAAACTTAGAAACTTTAACAGGCAGCTTAAAGCTATCCTAGGTATTATGGGTACGCTAATAATGATGATTATAGGGAACTTTGTTAGAAATTGGTTTTAATGAGAAAAATAGATAAAATAATTCTGCACTGTTCAGCTACTAGAGAGGGGCAGCATATAGACGTAGACACTATTAGAGGGTGGCACGTAAACGGTCGAGGGTGGTCAGATATTGGCTACCACTTTGTGGTTTACTTAGACGGCAGCGTTCATATAGGTAGACCTTTAAAGCGCTCGGGTGCTCACACAATCGGGCAGAATAGCAACAGTATAGGCGTTTGCTATATTGGAGGCGTAGAGAAGGACGGTAAGACACCTAAAGACACTAGGACACCTGAGCAGAAGGCTACGCTGGAGGTTTTGCTTTGGGGGTTAATGAAACAGTATAGCGCAACGCTACACGGTCACAATGAGTTCGCAGCCAAAGCCTGTCCGAGCTTCATAGTAGCAGACGAATATAAATACTTAATAAACGAATAATGAGCGACGAAAAAAAGAACTTAGGAGGTAGAGCTTTAGATTACCTAAAGTCTCTAGGTTTCCGTGGTGGTGCTGAGGTGGTTTCTAAGATAGCTACAGGCGACTTAGTGGGCGCTATTGAGGTATTAACTAGAGACCCTAACGAATTAACACAGGAACAGAGAGCTTACGCTATTAAACTTATAGAGCTGGATATTGAGGACATGAAAGGGGTTTCTGAGCGCTGGAAAGCTGACATGAATAGCGACAGCTTCCTCTCCAAGAATATCAGACCTGTAACTCTAGCGTTCCTAACATTATCTACAGTTATTTTAATTATAGGCGACTCGTCAGGCAACTCCTTTAACGTGGGCTTAGAATGGATAGAGCTATTAAAATCTCTACTTATTACGGTATTTGTAGCTTACTTTGGAGGTCGTTCTTTTGAAAAGACTAAGAGGCTATAGAACACAGCTAGGGCGTATTCTTAACGTGTCTCTAAAGACTTGTAAAACGGTTGCTTCTACCATAAAGAGGTAAGCCTTTAACCTGACTTACTCTAAGAGAAGGTAAGGTTATAGACTGACTTACTCTGTAGTAGTTTGTTTTTGTGGAAGTTATCCTCTGAGGTATTTCATTTGTTTTGCAAAGTTACAAAAAAAAATTGACATTTCCAAATCTGAGGCGACATTTTTTCTAAAAGCCTGTTTTTAAGAAAACTACTAATACTCATTTGGTAGGCTAAAGGGGGCAGGTTTTTGTAGGGTTTTGTCCTGTCCCCCCTACCCTTTGTCTATGGCTAAGAAAACTCTCAAGTATTGGAAAACCAAAATAGATAAGGTATTCCACGAATACATTAGACGCAGGGACTGCGACAACCACACGGGCTACTGTAAGTGCATTACTTGTAATAAAACTATTCACTTCTCAGAATCTGACGCTGGGCACTTTATAGGTCGTCAGCACATGGCTACTAGATACGACGAGCGTAACGTGTACGCACAGTGTCGAAAGTGCAACCGCTTTGAGTACGGCAGACAATACGAGTACAGTCTAGCTCTAGGTGAACATCTAAGCTCCGAGCTACTACAGAAATCTAAGGAAATACACAAGCTCACCGACCCTGAGTGGGCTGAGGTGTTTGAATACTACGACGCTAAGCTTAAGGAAACCAAGGCTTTACAATCTTTTTGAAAATTTTTTTCATTTTTTTTGGTGTTTTATTTGGTGGGATAAATAATCCGCCGTACGTTTGTACTATCAAACAACAACAAATAACTAAAAACTAGAAATTATGAAACTTCAAACTCAAGCACAACTAGCACTAAACGCAGAGTTCAACCCAATCGAAATGACTCAATTCTTAAAAGAGTGTTTCAGCGAGGAAACAGCCTCACAGTGGTTGGCTAACGCTATGGCCTCAGACCACGTGTCAGCATTCACACCTGTAAGCTTTACGTCTGCATTCATATTCGAAAAAGCAGAGCACGGAACTAAAGAGGGTTGGCTAACCGTATGGAATAACATCGAGGAAATCGCAGAAGGAAAATAAAAAAAACAGGGGCGGGGAAACCCGCCTCTATAAAAACCAATATAATATGAAAACAGCACGTAGAGCCTCAGACATTATCGAGGCGCAGTTACTAGACCTAAATTACCAGCACAGTCTACTAGAGCTTATGGCTGACGGAGTAATTCGTTCAGAGTACAGCGAGGAAGTTCTTAAGAGAATGATTAAGGACAAATGGGAAGACATAGAAGCCCTTAACTATGCCTTCGCTATCGTAGAAAAGAGTTATTAAAAAATCCAATAATAATTTGGTAGTGTCAAAAATTATTCGTATGTTTGCACTATCGTTAAAAACAAAAAACAAAAAATGACAGAGAGACTTATTAAAATTCAGGCGGAGTTAAAAGCGCCTAAGAACCAAAGGAACTCCTTCGGCAATTACAACTATAGAAGCTGTGAGGATATTCTAGAAGCAGTTAAGCCGCTGCTATACGCTCAGGGATTATTACTAGCAATCTCGGACAAGGTGGTAAACGTAGACGGCGAATACTTTATAGAGGCTACGGCTTCAGTGACCGACGGCGAGAAATCGTTCGGAGTAACCGCACAGGCGGGGATTGATTTAAATAAAAAGGGAATGGACAAGTCTCAGGCTACAGGAGCAGCTTCAAGCTACGCTCGTAAGTACGCTCTAAACGGTTTATTTCTGATTGACGACACAAGGGACGCAGACGCTACAAACACGCACGGAAAAAGCGTTACAACAGCTAAGGCGGAGCTTAAAGAGAACTCTGAAGCATACGTTAGAGTAGTTTCAGCTCTCAAGTCAGGTAAGTTTACAATAGCTGACGTAAAGCATAAGTACGAGCTGTCGCCAGACCTAGAAACAAAATTACAACAACTCTAAAAAAAGTAAAAAATGAGTGCAATTATTTCAGTAGGAATCAGTAAGGATAAGATTCAATTTAACGACAAAGGCTGGGCTAACGTTACAGTTTTTGTGCAGGACGAAACAAACCAATACGGTCAGAACGCTTCAGCTGCTATGGAGCAGTCTAAAGAAGACCGTGAAAACAAAGCTCCTAAAACCTACATCGGAAACGGTAAGGTAGTTTGGACTGACGGAAACATTACGGCAGCCGAGCGAGTAGAACAAGGCGTAACAGCTCAGGAGCAATCTACAGCGGGTCGAGTAACCCCCGACTTACCGTTCTAAAAAAATTAGGGGAGGCTTTGGTAGTCTCCCCTTTTTTATTATCTTTGCCCAAACAAACAAATAAAACACATGATTAGCAGTATAGAGGAAATCAAATCCAAGCTCTACGACGTAAAATACGACAGAATAGAGCAAGGTATGGGGCTAGGGGTAAAAGAGATAGACGAGTTCTTAAGGTTTAAGAAGGGGGCATTTAACATTTGCGTAGGACACGCTAACACGGGTAAAACTACAGTAGTTATCTACCTAATGACTGCGTACGCTATGAAACACGGTCTACGGTGGTTAATCTTTTCCAGCGAAAACACAGACTACAGCATAGCCCGTAAAATTTTAGAATTTCGTACAGGTATGCCTATACAACAGCTCCCCGACAAATTCATAGCAGAGCAGTTAGATTGGATTAACAGCCACTTCAAAATTATAAAAGTAGACAGGCTATATAGCGCTAGAGACCTTATGGCTGAAGCGAAAGCAATAAAGGACGCATGGAACTACGACGGTATGCTTATAGACCCTTACAACTCGCTTACAAAAGACCCCGCTTTATT